TTGGGTTTAACTTAAGAACATCTCTTTCATTAAGACGAGATTCTAAGTATTCACCATCTGGAGGATAATTATGGCAGGATTTATGGGAAAAGATGGGTTTGCTTGGTTCTTCGGTGTGGTAGAGGATAGAATGGATCCTCTAGAAGCAGGAAGAGTAAAGGTTAGAATCTTTGGTTATCACAGTGAAGATAAAGCAATATTACCAACAGTTGCTTTGCCTTGGGCAACACCAATACAACCAGTTACATCACCTGCTGTTTCTGGAAAAGGATTTTCTTCAGTTGGTCTTTTAGAAGGAACATGGGTTTTTGGATTCTTTGCTGATCCAAATTCGTATCAAGTACCAGTAATAGTTGGTGCTTTGTCTGGTTTGAATGCAGAAACAATAAAAGAATTAAATGAAAACTACGGAACTGGATTCAAGGATCCAAGAACACCAGAGCAATTAAAGGATTATCCAGTAGATGATGTAACTAGAACTTACCCAAATGGTTCTACTGTTGAAGGTGATGCACATGGAGCACAGTTAAAAAATGCAACTGCTTCTAGCACATATCCAAGACCATTTTATAAACAAAAAGCATCTGGTAGAAAACAAGGAACTCCAGATTTAAATATTTTAGCAATTAATGATGAAAAAAGAATTGAAACAACCATCGTAGATTTAAAAACAAAAACAAGATCAGAAGGTGGGTTACGCGATACAAATGTTCCAGTTGCAAATATATTTTTTCCAAAATTCGTAACTGGTGTGGTTGGTCTTACTGGTGTAAATCTTGGAACAAATAAAGGATTGGCATCACCTCCAAACTATGTAACTTCTAGTTCATTCTCATCCATGAAAAACACTTATAGTCAGTATAAGGCAAGTCCAACGGACAGCAATTCTGAGAAGATACACACAGGAACTAGTCCACTAAATACATTGAAGACTGAAACCTCAGTGCCAGATTATTCAAGCACAATGAAACTTGGCACAAACACCATGCAATCTATAGTAGAACAATACAGATCATTCGGAATTTAATATATGTCAAGTTTACCAAATGTAAATTCAGGATTACCAGATGGAGCAGCAACTAATCCATTAGAGGCTGCTGGTAATTGGAACGAACCAAAAACTGCATATGGTAAAGTGAAAGGACAAAAAATTAAAGGTAAGAAGGGTAAAAAGAGTACCCTTTATCCATTCAATAAGGTATATGAATCAGAATCTGGTCATGTATTTGAGATAGATGATACACCCGGTTCTGAAAGATTACATCTATTCCACAGATCTGGAACATTTCAAGAAGTACATCCAAATGGCGACTCGGTAACAAAGGTTGTAAGAGATAATTACACCAGTATTCTAAGAGATAATTATGTCCACATAGATGGACATTGTAATGTAACTATTGACAAAGCCTTAAAGATATTAGTCAACTCTGATAAAACCCAAAATACACCAAACAAGGCTACAAATTTTGATATAGAGGTTGGTGAAAATGCAAATATTAATATAGTTGTCAATAAAGGAAACTGTCAACTTAGATTAAAAAACGGTGACGCAAATGTGTTAATAGATCGCGGTGATGTCAACATAAGACAAGAAGCAGGTAACTATAATCACTTTGTTAACGGTGACTATAACTTAGAAGTTGCTGGACATATGCATGTTGTAGTTGGTGAAGATTATGTAAATGAAATAGGTGGTTCTCGTGATGTTAGAATTGATGGTTTGTTTGATAACATATTTGTTACGAATGGTTATTCTGAAACAACAATACCAAACGGGAATATAAAATATACAATAGGTCAGAATAAAGAAGAGTTCATCGGAAACGAGTATCATCAAAAAGTTATAACTGCCAAAATAACAGAAGTTGATGGTGTAGAAGAAAAGCGTGTTTTGAACTCGTTCACTGTGCAAGCAGGAAATGTTGGTTTTATAGGAACGAATGGTGTAGGACTCGGAACCAACAGTGGTGGTTTTGACATAAGTGCTGATGGCAATTTTGTTCTAGTCTCAAATACACAGGTTAGTTTAACCACTCCAAAATTCTCTTTAACATCATTAGAGTCTATTGACATATTATCGCAATCTGTTCTTAGAATGAGTGGTAATACAAGCATGGACATATATTCCGGTGGAGTAATGAATTTAACCAGTAACGCAAATACCAATTTGTTATCAAGTTCTGGAATATTCCAAACAGCACCACAAATTCATTTGAATGGTCCTACTGCTCAAACAGCAACTCCTGCAAATTCGGGGTTAACAGGAACTGGACTAAGCAGAATAGAACCACCAATACCACCCACCCAACCGTTCATATACACGCCAGGATCTCTTGGTAAGTGGAGAAAGACCATAAACGGTGTAACACCTCTAAACCTAGTAAGAACATCTGTTGAAACATTAAAAGCACAATTAGCAGCATTGGATCAAGCAGCAAATACTGCAAATGGTTTGAAAGAACAATCCGATGGTCTAATAAGTTCTTTAACAAATATTACATCTTCTGTAACAGACGCAACTCCAGCAGCATTGACAAATTTAACAAATCAAACTGCTCAAGTTGCAAATAATTTAAATGGTGTAGTGGAAAATGTTTCATCAACCGTAGAAACAACAACAAGCACCATACAAAGCGTCACAGACACCGTTTCTTCGGTTTCTGCTGGTATTACAGAACCATTGAAGGCAGTGATTGGTGATGATGGTCCTTTATCAGGAATAAAGGGAGCGATAGGTGCTATGACAGGATTCATTGGAGACATCATAAGCACAGTTGCTGACATTGCTTGCACCATAGTTGATGCAATTGGTTCAATCATAGACGCAGTGTTTAAGACAATATCAGATGCAATAAAAACTGTTCTAGATGCAATTAAGTCTGTAGTCGATGCAATTGGTGCAATAATAAGTGCAATTACAAAAATTATAGCAGATGCAATAAAACAAATAACGGATTTGATAGCATCAATCATTGATGCTGCTGGTAAGTTCATCGATGGTATCATAGACGCAATTGCAAGTATATTTGATGGTATAGAAGGTGGCAGACCAAGTAATTGTGGTCTATCGCTTGGAGTAAGCGTAGGTGGTACATCATTCGGTATAGCAACCGCACCTGGAGCATGATATGCGACCTGTAGCCAGAGCAAATGCAGACACAGTGGTTGGTGGTGGGTTGATGACATTCGGATCCACAAATGTTTTTGTTAATACCATTCCTGCAGTCCTATTTGGCTCTCCAATAACCCCACACGGGTGTTGTGGTAGTCCAGGTTGCGAAATTCACTGTTCTTCAACAATAGTTGGTGGTTCTACGAATGTTTTTGTAAATAATATACCATCTGTGAGATTAGGCGATCCTTCAGTCTGTGGAGATCCTGTTATTACTGGTTCTCCTAATGTATTTTTTGGATAATGTTTATACATATTTGAAATGGATAAACAATAATGTTAAGCAAAGATATAGACCTAAATTTTACAGTAAATCCGCTCACCGGCGACCTAAATGTTAAAAAGAATAATGATGCTGTAAAGCAGTCATTAAAGAATCTGATGCTTTTGTCATTATATGAAAAACCCTTTAATCCTGATTTGGGTGCAAATATCAGAGGTTACTTATTTGAAAATTATATTTTAAATTCTAATAAATATCTTGAAGATAGAATTAGAACCGTTATTGTAAAATATGAACCAAGAATACAAATTAAGACTGTGAATGTTATACCTAACGAAAACAATAATACACTTGATGTCTACATCGAATATTACTTTTCAGGTCAGAGTATTGAAACATTCTCAGTAAATCTAGAAAGAACAAGATAAAATGCAAGATAAAAGAGCAGATATAAGCAATCTAGACTTCATATCGATAAAATCATCTCTTATTAATTTTTTGAGTAACCAAGAGGAATTCAAGGGTTATTCGTTTGAAGGTTCTGCAATGAATATCCTTATGGATCTTCTTGCTTACAACACATACTACAACGGAATGTACAATAACTTGGTTATGAATGAGTCATTCCTCGATACTGCATCAAAGAGATCATCTATTGTTTCACTTGCAAAAAATTTGGGTTACACTCCGAGATCATCAAAAGCATCAACCGCAGTTGTAAATATAAAACTTCCAGCAGAAGAATACACAGATGATAAATCAATCATCCAAAGAAATACTGTATTGACAGCATTAAATTCAGCAGGATCAAATATTTCTTTCACAACAACTGGTGTATCATCACTAGAGCCATTTGAGATCAGCGAAGACGGTGAAATATTATCTTATGCAGCAACAAATGTAGAAATAAAACAAGGTGTCTATAATACATTTTCACATATTGCAACTACATCAGAAGATAAAATTAATATACCATTCAATGGAATTGACATTAGTACAATAAGAGCATTCGTGTTGAGTGGTATAGGCGATACTACTGGTATTCAGTTTGAATGGACACCAGTTAAAAATATTACAGACACAAATGAAAATTCTAGAGTATTTTTTATAAATGAAATGCCAAATGGTTTTTATCAAATTCAATTTGGTGATGGTTCTTTTGGTAAGAAGTTAGAACCCGGAAATGTTGTTCTATTTGAATTCCTATTGACTTCTGGAGCAGCAGGAAATGATATCGGAATAAATGATACAAGCACAGTAAGTTCATTCAGTTTATCTGGATATGAAGTAGAAACTGTTCAGTATTCAACTGGTGGTTCGGACAGAGAAACACTTGAAAGTATCAGACAAAATTCATTAAGAAATTATTCAACACAGGATAGAGCAGTAACCGCAACAGACTATGAAGCAATTATATTGAAGTCATTTGGTTCTGTAGAATCCGTTAGATGTTGGGGTGGTGAAGATAATGACCCACCGGAATATGGTAAGTTGTATGCATCTATCAAACCATTAAATGCCCCATTCCTAACAGCATCAGAAAAAGCAAGTATTGTTGAAAATTTAATATTAAACAAGTCTACAGTGGGAATTACCGTTCAAATTTTAGATCCAGATATTTTATACTTAAATTTAAATTTAAATGTAAAGTACGACCCATCTACAACAACAGATACAGAAACAAAGATTAAAACAGTAATTGAAGATCAAACTAAGGATTTTTCAGCAACAAATTATGTTGGTTTTGACGATGATTTTTATACATCAGAATTCATATCAAATGCATTACAATTCCACCCATCAATAGTTGCACTTAATGTTGAAGCAGAAATGGAAAAGAGAATATATCCAACAGCAGGCATAAACAGAACTTTTGTTGTTGATTTTGAAAACGAAATATATCACCCAGAAAAAGATTTTACAATACCATCAATTTCAAGTTCATCTTTCTATTACACAATAGAACAATCGAATGCTCTTGTTAAGAAATTATGCTATATAGAAGATGATAATGGAATACTGAAGTTGTATTATGAGGGGATTGATCCTTCAACTGGTTCTTTAACCAAGGTATTCGTTGCTATTGTCGGAACTATTGATTACACAACGGGTAGAGCAGTAATAACACTGAATATCAATAGTTTTAGTGAAGATGGAAATTACATAGCAATTATAGCAAAACCAAAAGATACAGATATATTCACAGACAGAGATACTACATTATCTTTTGATAGACTATCTAATAGAAATGTCAATGTAGAACTAAAGAAAGTTTATAGAAACACAGTACAGAATTCATCATCTGCAAATAGAACATATAACAGATAAACATGTCAGATATAAAGATTCTACATCCTCCACAAAACTATATTCTATACGGAACATCTTTAGATTTTCGTTATAAGATACAAACCAATTTAACCAAAAAGTTTGTAAAGACCCTATATCTCAAATTAAACGACAAAGAAGTAGAAATAGACTATAATCTCGGTGAATACACATTCGACTCATTAGAATCTGGTGATTATACCTTAACAGGATATTTTAAGACAATTGAAGGTAAGAAAATAAATGATACAGAATTCGTTTTGAATCTGAAGGTAGTAGCAGAAAAATTCCAACCAAAAAATACGAACTGGTATACGATTAAAGAAAAGTTACCACAGTTTATAAAAGAAGATTATAAAACATTCACAAAATTTACAGAAGCATATTATGAGTGGTTACAAAAATCTAACAATCCAATCTATGCTATATTCAATTCAGAAACATTTTCAGATGTAGATACTACTCCAGAAATTTTCTTAGAAAGTTTTAGAACTCAATATTTAAATGATTTCCCAATCAATGTTCTTCAATTAAATGATAATATAAACCTTAGAACAGTAATCAAGAACATTAAACAATTTTATTCGTCTAAAGGTACTGAAAAGTCCTTTAGATTTTTATTCAGACTTTTATATAATGCATATGTTGAAATATACTATCCAAGAAAAGATCTACTTGTAGCATCTGGTAATCTTTGGGTAGAAAGAAAAACAATAAGAGTCAGAGGATTGACTTGGAACGAAGGAAATAAAATAAAGAAGTCTGTTGTTTATCAAAAACAACCAGGAACAAATAAAATAATATCTTCAGCAAGAATTATTGATGTAACTTCATTTAAGATTAACAATGAAGACATATTTGAATTAAATGTTGATAACATCGTTGGAAAATTTGATCTTTACGATTCAGAAACAAGTCTTGAAGATTATCAAAATGGTTATGTTGGTGAGAAGGTTTATGTTGAAATATTAGATGGTAATCAAGTCAGTAGTTTTGAAGTGTACATGATAAGCGGAGTAACCAGTATAACAGTTTCAAATACTGGAATGTCTGTTGGTGAATATATTGTTATAGAACCAACTGGTTCATCAACTGGTAATTCATTTTCCGGTGTTATCAAAGAAGTAAATGAAAGAGGTGTTCCAACATCAATAACCATTTTGAATCATGGTTATGATTATAGAGGAGCATTAAATACATTCTCTATAAAGAGAAAAAATGCAGATAACACAACAACTATATTAACTGGAACTCTACAAGTAGGTAAACTAATTTACGAAACTGGTTACTATAATACAACAAAATCCTCTCCAAGTTCTGGTGGTGTAATAAGAGACAATAGAAAATATCAAGAAATGTCTTATGTGTTAAAGACAGAACTATCATCCGAAACATACATTGATGCTGTTAAGAAATTGGTACATCCTGCTGGTATTGGTGTGTTTTCAGGTGTTTTAATTAAAGATAATAATTCGATACCACCAAAAGAATCTGGTCATGTAAACCAATATATTAGACCATATATTGGCAATTACTTACCATACACATTCAATACCACCAAAAATTTAAGAAATGATTTATTTGAATATGGTGATCCTGTAATATATCCAAATGGACTAACAGATCTTTATCCTAGTGGTTATGACCCAACAGCACCAATTCCAGACGAAACTTATGCATCAATAGAACATGTACCAAATGTCAATCAACAAATAAACAATAGAGCAGATATAACCAACTTTGTCTACTTACCAGCAGTTAGTGATATAGAAAATGTAAATAAATATTGGGTAGTTTACCCCAATCCAAATACAACCTTAGGCATACTAAATACAAATGTTGCAATTAAGGATTTAACTATAAAAGACTTCATAACATTCTTCTCGGAAAGAATAGATATCTAAAATGATTAAGAATAGATTTAAAAACTCATTAATAAAAGATTTCAGAGAATCTTTTTCTGCGTTTTCAAAAAATGAAAACTTTATTTTTATAGGCAAATCTACACCTTGGTCAAATGAAAATATACCAGACCCAGAAATTGATTCTTTTGATTTTGAAATCAGAGCATGGAACGACATGCTTGCTCTCAAGAAAATCCTACCAGAAGAAGTAGCACTCTGTGTAAGAAAAATAGTCTGGACTAGTAACACAGTTTATGACCAATATGATGATGTTGTTGATTTATATTCAGAAACAACACCAGTTGATTTTTATGTAATGACTGATGATAAAAACATCTATAAGTGTGTATCAAACAATAATGCTTCCCCATCTCTATATGCTCCAACAGGAACAAGCGTTGACTTAATAAGAACCGCAGATGGATATGTTTGGAAATACATGTATTCAATCAGACCAGAGATGGAAGATTTCATAACAAATGATTTCATCCCAGTAGAATTTTTGGATAGATTAATATACGAAGAGTCCGATTTAAGAAATGAACAACTTGCAGTCGAATTGGATGCAAAGTTTAATGGTGGTAAAATTTCAAATATAATCATCACGCAAGTTGGTTCACCGTATCTTGGTGCTATTGATTATGAACCATATCCTTCAGAAATTGAAGCACCCGAAGATTTACATTTTGTAAGATACTACTCCGCTGCATTTGATTCTGGTTTAGGAAAAACAGTGGGCTTCGTAGGATTAAATAAAAAATTAACAGAAGTAAGTAATATTGATAATTTTTATACTGGTAATTATGTAATTTACATATCAACTGGACCAGGTGCTGGTGAAGTGAGAAATATTATATCCTACGATGGAACAACCGGAATACTAGCAACAGATTCTCCATTTTCCGTAAATTTAACGGGATTAAGCACATATAAAATTTTACCTAAAGTTTTATTAGTTGGTGATGGAACAAATGCATCTTGTATTTCTGTTTTAAATAATGAAACTAGAAAGATAAAAGAAATAAAAATACTCAATCCTGGTAAAAATTATAAAACAGTCACAGCAGAAGTTTTAACAACAAAGACTGATATAAAAGAAAAAACAATTTTGAGAGTCATAAAGACTCCACTGTATACTCACGGCGCAGAGGCAGCAGAAGAATTGGGTTGTAAGAATGCAATAATACGATCAGTGTTTGACTCAAAAGATAATGAAAAAATAAAATTCTTTAATGATTATCGACAAATTGGTATAATTCAAAATCCAAAAATAATTGGCAGACTATCAGTACAACAAAAATTGGTACTCGATGTTGAATCTTTCTCTGCAACTCAGGATTTAAATTTAAACTTTATAGGCTCAACACCAGCACCATTTGCAAATCCAACAAGTTTGATTGGTAAGACCATAACTCAAGGAATAACTGAGGGTGGTGAACAAGTTGTTGGTGTAATTCGACAATATAACCCAACACAAAAAGCGTTGAGAGTTTCTTCTATCCAAGGAAGATTTAGAATAAATTCTTCAGATCCAAGTTTTAAAAATAAATTATACATAAAAGATTACAACAATGAAGAGTACTATGATTTGTCAACAACAAGAATAACAAATACATTTACTGCAAATCATTACGACAGTAATACTTTTATAAAAAATACTAAGATATTGACTGATCAAACATATACCACTGCAACAATAGACTCTTGGAGTCCAAATTCCGATGGCATATCCGGTAAGTTGACAGTGAAAGACATAAAGGGAACATTTAAAATA